AAACCTCTGCTTTCTCTCAAGTTCAGCACCATTTTGAATGGCTGGACAAGTGGGAAGAGATCATCCTGATGATGGACAGCGATAAGGCTGGCAAAGAGGCCACTGAGAGCCTGTTAGACGTGCTACCAATGGGTAAGGTAAGGGTAGCTGAACTGCCTCTTAAAGACCCTAATAAGATGCTTGAAGAGGGGCGCGTAAGGGAGTTTGTACAGGCGTTCTACAACGCAAAAAAGCATAGCCCTGCCGGGGTAATTGGCTCAAGCGGTTTGTACAAGGCAATGACAGAGAAAGCAGCTACCCCAAAGGTGCCTTTCCCTCCATTCCTTAAGCGTTTGAACAAGATGACTGCTGGTGGTATTCCGTTGAAGAGCATTGTCAACATCATTGCTGGCTCCGGTATTGGTAAAACAACTTGGCTGAATGAACTTGTTTTGTATTGGGTGTTTGCAACTGCATACAAAGTTGGTGTAGTATCACTCGAAGCTGACTGCCCAGAGTATGGAGATAACTTGCTTTCTGCTTACATTGGGAATAAGCTAGCTCTTTACGAAGATCAGCAAGAACTGATGGACTACCTGCTGACGCCAGAAGTAGAGGCAAAAGCAGCTGAGCTCTTTACAAACGAAGATGGAAGTGATAGATTCTTCCTTGTTGATGACCGTGGTGACACAGATTCGATAATGAAGAAAATGGAGCAGTTGATTGTTGCTTGTGGCGTGCAGATCATTGTGATTGACCCTCTATCAGACCTTATGGCTGGAATGGAAATCCATGAGCAAGAGCTGTTCATGACTTGGCAGAAGAAGATGATCAAAGCCTACGATGTAATCTTTGTAAACGTTAACCACACACGTAAGGGGCAGAATGCTGCCACTAGTGCTTCACGTGGTGCAATTATCAGCGAAGAAGATATCATCGGTAGCTCGACCATCTACAAGAGTGGTAGAATAAACATCACGCTGCGAAGAAACAAACACGCTGCAGACCCTATCGAACGGAATACAACAGAAGTTGAAGTTCCAAAGAACAGGTCGACAGGTACAACAGGCCCAGCTGGTAAGGTCTATTACGAACAGCAGACTCACAAACTGCATGACTTCGATGACTATTGGGCAACACACGATGCAAATGAAGTTCCTCCGGTTGAAGCCTATGAGGGATACGAAGAGTTTGAAGAAGCAGACATTTAGGAGAAGATATGACAGTACCAGTGAAATTAAGGGCGGCATGTATTGACTTGGAAGCAAATGGACTGCTTGACCAGAGTGCAATTGACTACAAAGCAATTCCCTACAAACTAAAACCGACTTTTAAAGTTCACTGTGCTGTTCTTGTCGACGTTGACACAGCGGAAGTGTTTCGGTATGTAGGGCTTGAAGGGCTGAAAGAGCTCGTTGAAAAAGCTATGGAGTATGATATACTTATCGCACACAACGGAGTCAACTATGACTTCTTGGTTATATACCTTGCTTTGGGTGTTGAGTACTCTATTCGTGATACTGAAGACGGATGGGACAGTTTCAACGGTAAACCAGTTAAAATAATGGATACCCTTGTTCTGTCCAAGACGTTAAACCCAGATCGGAAAGGGCACAGTGTTGCTTATTTTGGTGAGATTCTAGGACTAGAGAAAATTGATTGGAGAGCCAAAGCTGTTGAGCTTGGCCTAATCAAAGCAAATGCACCCAAAGGTGCAGAGTTCGAAGTTTATCATCCAGAAATGCTGGAATACTGTGTACGTGACGGAGAGTTGAACGTTAAGATTTACCGTTACTTGATGCGAGAGTGGGGAACGTGGAACTGGAGGCCAGCATACACCCTTGAACTGCAAGTTATGGAAATTATTACCCGACAGACACACCGAGGGTTTGATTTTGATAACGAAGCTGCAGAGGCTAATGTTCGTGAGCTAGATATACTGATGGAAACAGCTCGGGCTATTGTAGAGCCTCTAATTCCACCAAAGCCTCCAACACAAGCACAGAGTAATGAGTTCACTCCACCAAAGATTCAGATTAAAAAGGATGAAACTATATCTGGAGTTATGGTAAAATGGGTAGAGAAGCACGGTGGACAGTGGTTTGATAAGACGGATGATATGCCAGCCTATGTTAAAATCTTTAACGAGACACACAGGTTGCCAATGCCTTCAAAGAGCTACTTGAAATCTGTGCCAGCTAAGATTAGCGATACAACTCACATTAAGGGTTGGCTTGTTGAAATGGGATGGAGCCCTACTAGCTGGAAAGAACGAGACCTATCTGTAGATACAAAGAAACAAAAGCTGACTGCTGAAAAGTATGAAGCTGCAGTGGACAGGTATGTCGCACAAACAGTTGACAGCCCGTTCTGTAAATTCCGTTGCGAGAAGATGGGGATTCCTCCGTATTCAAACAAGGAAGCATTGGCCAAAGCCATTAAAGCTAAGCTGATGAACACAGAACGTAAGCCGGGGAAAGTATACACTAATCCTCAAATTACGGTAGGTGTCGAGAAAGACATTTGCCCTAACTTGGAAGAACTGATTGAAACATTCCCGTACACTAGGGAACTAACTGACTATTTGACGTACAGACATAGAAGGAACTCTATCCTTGGAGGTGGCTACGATCCTGACGACTTAGATGACGATGACGAATCTGATCCATCCAAAGGTTACATGGCATTCCAGCGAGAAGATGGCCGTATCCCTACACCAGCTGACACTTGTGGTGCAGGAACAAGCCGCTTTAAGCACAGGCTAGTTGCTAATATTCCACGTGTGTCTTCGCTGTACGGAAAGCAGATGCGCGCATTATTTGGTGCTAGTGAGAACTGTTATCAATTGGGGTATGACTTCGACAGTTTGGAAGCAAAGATTGAAGCACACTACTGTATTGCAGAAGCTATACGTAGAGCTGGACTAGGCGAGAAGACTAAAGTGGCTGCGGCGATTGAATATGCTGCAACGCTGACTGCAGAGAAACCTAATGACGTACACACTGTAACAGCATACAAGATTACGAAAATGATCGGCCAGACGTTTACTCGTGGTTCTGCAAAGAACGTTAAGTACGGGTGCTCGTATGGGGCTCAACCTGCTCGCGTAGCAGCGATTGTAGGCTGTGACATACAACTTGCTGAGCAAATCTTTGATGCTTTCTGGCTAGCTGCTAAGCCGCTTGCAGACCTCAAGGAAATGATTACCAAGTGGTGGAAAACAGTTGGAGAGAAGAAGTTTATTATTGGTATTGACGGGCGTAAGATTCCAACACGTTCTGCACATGCCATTATTAACTCCATGTTCCAGTCTGCCGGTGTTATTTGTGCCAAGAAAGCTATGGTGTTGCACGACAGGGCTTTGAAGGCTGAAGGGTTGCTGGTTGACTTCTTCAAGGAAGACTTTAGTTCTAAGCCATACTGCCAACAAATGATTGCTTATCACGATGAAGCACAAGCTGAAGTGTCAAAGGAACTTGTTAAGTTCAAGACTTTCAACACAGAGGAAGAAGCTGCAGAGTGGAAGGCACAACAGAAAGAAGTTTGGTCAGATATCATGAAGCGCAAGGATGGACGCTTCTTTGTGGCATACACAAGAGCTGGAGAGTTGGCTGTACAGGCTGTAACTGAAGCTGGGAAGATATTCAAATTGGAAGTTGAATTGACTGCTGGCTACATTATTGGCACAAATTGGGGAAATACACACTAATAGTGCTTGACACGCTTTGGGATTGAGCGTATAATCAATCCCATCACCAAAACCTAGGAGGTAATTTCATGCGTGGTACTAAAGCAAAACAGCTTCGACGTGAAGCAAAGCAACTGAGCAACAAAGTGGAAATTGATTATCACGACACAGTGTATACCAAGACATTCTTGCACCCTCTGCTTGGAAAGCTTCAAGCATACGAAGTGTATACTCGCAAGATGGTTGGCAACAGTGTTCGTCTGATCTACAAGCAACTCAAAAAACTGGAGGGTTAATATGAGCAAGAAAGTTATGTACCGCTATGCTTTGGTTAGCAAGGCAACAAACGAAGTTATCTGGGATAACATTGCAACTCGTGAATTTGCACGAGAAGAAAAACGTTTTCTCAAAGCATTCGATAAAGTAGACGCCAAGATTCGTCAAGACGTTTACATTCTCGATACTCAACGCACTGTGCGTTAACAAACACTAACTGTTCTAATAGGAGAATCTATATGGCGTTTAACACTTATGGCGACAACAAAACTAAGGGTTCGGATAGCGACAAGCCTTCCGTCGACTTTGACGAAATCAACAAGTATGTAGTAGAAACTGCTAAGCTTGAAGACCGAGAAACCTTGGTTGGTTATGTTGCACAAATCGTAGACTTGGGTACTCAAGAGCTCCCTGACGCAGAAAATACCTTCACTGGTACTGAAGCTGATGAAGCTGCAGAGATTGCAAAGAGCCCTGACGTATACTTCAAAAATGGTTTTGATTATGAAACCAAGAAAGAAGTTCGTCTGAAGTGCTACCCACAAAAACCACAGCAATGTGTTGCTTTTGCTATCGACTTCCCAGAAATTTTGGTTGACAAAGGCCAATTCTTCGGTGAGTCCAAGCCTCTGCCGTTGCGTCTGTGGATGGGTGGGCAGTTCTACATTGAGTCTGCTGGAATGGTAATCGGTCGTCCAACACCGCTGCGAGTTACAAACCTTGACAAGTCACGAGCTACAAAGGTTTGGTCTATGGCTCAGAATAGCCTGCCTTACAAAATGGCGCTGGCATCTAAGCTGATTAAAGCTGGGGAACCTTTCCTGCCACAACGTATTGACGAGCTGCTTGGTAAGAGCTATCAGTTCTCGGCTCAGGTTTGGTTCAAGGAAAGCAAAGGCAAGCAGTACTACACAGAGTACGTAAACTTTGTTGGTGCTCTTGGTCGTGGGCAAGCTGAAGCTGAACACTTCACTACTCCGTATGTGGTTCAATTCACAGAGGAAAATCCTGCTGATGCTATTAAAGAGCTTCGTGCTCACGTAGTTAACACTATTAAACGTGCTACTAACTACAATGGCAGCAAGATTCAGGCTCAAATTGAAGCGCTGCGTGGTCAGGCAAAGCCTAACGAAAACGGCAAGGCTGAAGGGGAAGCTCCTAAGCCTAAGAAAGCTAAAGTAGCACCAAAAGCTAAGGAACCTGTTCTAGCTACGGACTACAACAGCTTTGACGACGACATTCCTTTTGCTCCGATTGGTCTGCAGGAAGGACGTTTGTTCCTGCACATGATCTGATGAAAAGGTGCTTTAAGTGCAACACCGATAAACCACTGACGGATTTCTACAAACACAGCGGAAGTGCAAGAACTGTGCAAAAACTGATGTAAGGCTGCACAGAAAAGAGAACGATTCGGTTAGAGAATATGATAGAAGCAGAGGCAACCGCCAAAGCGTAGATTATCAAAGACAATACCGGAGCAAGTACCCAAAGAAGTATGCCGCACACAGCGCAGTCAATAATGCTATTCGTAGTGGTAAGATGGAAAAAGTAACAACATGTGCATGCGGCTCAAGCTTTCATGTTGAGGCACATCATGATGATTACGACAAACCATTAGATGTTCGTTGGTTGTGTTCCATGTGCCACAGTAGATGGCACACCGAGCACGGTGAAGCACTTAACCCGTTCTAAATAGGACTAGGGGCTTTTCAGCCCCTTTCTTTTAAGGAGAATTATTATGCAAATTGGTTTCTTTGGGTTGTTAACCCTAATTTTTATTACACTGAAGTTAACTGGATATATCCTGTGGAGTTGGTGGCTTGTTCTTCTGCCAACATACTTCGGTCTGGCATTCTTTGCGATACTCTTCATAGCTGCTCTTTTTACAGCTGGGACTGTTTCAGTTATTGAAACTGTATCATCAAGGAAGCGTAGATGATAGCGGTGATTGATGCAGTTGTAC